CCGCTCCCATAGGATACTCTCCGGATTCCAAAGTAATATCCATGAGAGTAGCTGTAGGAGGACCCAACTCAATATTGACAAATCGGGCCCGGATCTGTACCGAAACATCTGAAGGAGTTGCACTTGTAGATTCGACTGGATTGAGAATTTGCATGAACAAAGATCCCGCATTATCAAAATCATCTAACGAATCCACGTCGGTGATAGCAGATACCGAAGTATTCATAAGTCGATGCACGGGTTTGGGTGATACAAAGGGAATTTTGAGGGACGTAGTTCTATTCTCATTCACGTTCATTATGGTACGGATCCTCGCCTGCGATAAATAATTGGCGATAAGATTCCTTCCACCAGTAGACAAAATCCCCAGTGAATCATTATTATCGGGGTATGGTTGATAAGAGAACATCACTGCTCCCAAGTGAAACGGCATACCAACGACCGTAATGTCTACTTCTATATCACCCCTAAAGGTGGCGAAGTTTCGAAACTTTGATCGCACCGTTGGGTCATTCGACAACTCTCGCCACAGTGGTATTTCTGTCGCCACTGGTATTGTGCCAAAAGGTAATGTCGTATTTAACACTAGGATAGGACGTTCCGGAAATTGGTTCAAATTCAACACACTATTCTGTCCAACGTCCATTACCTCGGTAGACAATATCCCATTGGTGTCCATTCCGTCAACCTCGTCTACCAGGTTTCCTTCTTTGGACTCATTGGTGAAACTTGGCCATGTGTAACTATCTCTAATGTCTTCTAAAACATTGTCAAGTCTCATTAAACCAGCTTTCGCTAGTTTTTCAGTGTGTCTAAACCTTCCCCACGTCACTACACATCGTGTCTTTTCGCGCCCACGTAACTTACTCAAATCGTGTAACGCGAATTCCAAATCAGTAAGGAAATCTGCTACTTCATCTCTCAAAAGAACGAAGTCATACGTTTCCTCTCCGGCACTGACCACGACAGTGGCATACTTGGTGGGAGGTGCCACATAGGATTCATTAACAAATTGTCGTCTCGCCCTCTTGCGTTTCAGACAATTTATTGTTTTTTCCAGAGACACCTTCCGCGCCACTATCTTGCGTTGACGCCGCCACTCGGCTCTCTGAGGATCCCGTCTAGGGGGCTCCCTTGCGTATAGTAGTAGATTGTGATCCACACTCACGCTCTGATATTCTTGCGAATATTCCAATTCCTTCAATTCAATTTCTAATTTGTATATCTGCTCATTTCGCCAGGTAAATTTAACGTCTTCTGGACTGAGTGGCATAGTTCAGCCGGGGACGGTCGTACTCGTTTGTTGTTTTTTGTTTTAATTAGAGGAGGGCACAACATCATTTTGATTCCTCTCCTCAGGCTCGAGCAATGCACAACTATCACTCTCGTCCATTTGTTTAGTTTCGCCTCCCCCTTCGATGCTCTCATAGAGTTCATCAAACGTAGGTAACTCAATCTCTAATTTCATCTCATTTAATAAGATGTTTTCCATCCTCCTGCGCATATCATCATATTGATCACCGTCTTCATAATGGAAGTACAGTTCGCGCATCGTTGATTCAACATTTTGCAAGATTTGTTCATCACTCGACAAATCTCTCGATGGTATTGTCCATTTTAGCGACTTTGCTATGGACTCAAGGCGAAGGGGCATTATATATCTTCCACGAAGGGGACTATAAACAAAACTTCTCTGCAAGAAGCTTGCGTCCTGGACAGATATATAATCTGATGTCACTTCACCTTTCAATGCAGTAGTGAATTTCATAGAAAAACACTCTTCTACGGCTTGAGCGTAGGATGTCGAATTGAACCATTCATATCCATCAGCCACACTGATAAGAATATCATCTCCGTAAATCAAAAGAGCACACACTAGGTAGAACTCGTCAGGATCTCCACCCAAATATGTCCAAATATAAACAGCAATGATATGGCCCCGGAGAGTATTGTCCTCCGCGGTCGCGTATCTCCCCGAAGGTTGTAAACCAGGACGGGAAAAAACATCGCCATTCATCACAATACGATTGTACACAGTATCAGACAACGAACCCCTAACCACATGTAATGCGGATTCATTGTAACCAAAATGTTCCAATACATCATACACAACTGGGAAGCTGCTAATGCCACATCTATAGGCATAGACACATCGTAACCTGAATAATCTCCCTCTATAATGTTGTCAGATACTCTACTAAGAGACTCATACAATGATTCTGATTCCTTATGCACGTTTTTCCCAATAGCTGCACCAAAAACCCCACTATGTTCTACCATCAACGTGTAGAAACTCGAGAGGTATGCACGGCTTATGAGATAACTTATAAAAGGATTCGGGTAAAACAGACGAGTAGCTGCTTTTGCGACTTTTTCACTGTCTCTCGGTTCATCTTTGAGACATGCTTTGTATCTCTCATTGGCCATAACTTGCAGGTTAATGTAATTGTCTACCGCTTGCGTGTATTCCTGCAAACTTTTTGGCTCAATTCCGCGCATGATATCTGGATCATCACTCCCTGTTAATGGCAGATATCGCGCCTTGTTCCCTGGTTTACTTCCAGCAGCAGTGTTCGTTTTAACACGTCTCAAATAATCGTCCTCTGAATAACCATTTATTGCACTGGAAAGAATTAGTGGCCGAAGATTAGAGACTCCTTTTTCTTCTAACGAACGAATCACGTGTGAAGTAATAGATTTCATAACTTTACCCAATAATGTATAATTCAGATTTGGGGAATCAGTATCTATTTTTCTCAGTGCAACATTGAATGGACTCATCCATTCTCCGTTTCGACGCCCGGGTTCCATAACAGGTCTCACATAATCAATCGTTGGGACGAAATCAAACTCCTCCCACAACAAATCTGTAAAAGCATCATATATCGGAATTTTCTCCATTTTACTCTTATTCTTAACGCACACTTTCTCTTCTGTCCGGCCCAAATACTCTATATGTGTAAAGGACTCATGTTTGAAAGGACTATGTGCCGTGGGAACTTGTAAAGGAGCCTCGTCTGCAAGAGAAATCGATTTCATAACAGGAACAGAGATGCCATCCATGGCTTGCAGGATCGCCTCCCTACTCAATGGACATGCTATAGAAACATCTTCTCCATCATATCCTCCGGTGTGCATACCGATAACTCCATACTTGCCTGACGTGGTCTCGCCTATAACGGGCATACCACACTTTCCTACAAAATGGCTGCCTGTATACATGTAATAAGAACCTAATTCGGAATATTCACCTTCCAACTCAACCTTGGAAATCTTCATCTCTTCATCTCCAGCATACCCAATGGTATGAGTGGGTGAACGAGAAGCCAAATGCATCGAGATATCTTTAAATGTAACTTTAGGTAGATACAACAGTGTTTGATCCAATCCACAAAGGGCCTTCATAGAAGGCTGGACTTGGACATCTACATATGATCCATCTCTTCCTGCATGATACACTCTTAATTCGAAGAAGGGACACTTTTCTATGGCGTGTGTATTAATTAGGGCAAAATTACCTTTTATCCCCAAAATGTACTGAAATTTTTTCCGCCCGTTAACTGTGATATCCACTATTCGAGTATTTCTCACAGCTTTCCTATACAGGCTTTCCATTCCATCAGTGTGCACATTAGCATCTACTCCAGGAAAAGACTTCCACGTATTATCCACCATACGAAAACGCTGGTAGCCCCTAATGGCCCCGACCAGTTTTTCTTGTTCCTGTAATTTCTCATCGTCAAAGTTTCCGGCTTCATCCACAAACGACTCCCGAGTTTTCCTTAAAGCTGTAGAAATAGCTGCTAAAGCTGCGGCGGTGGTCACGAGTGTCAGAACTCCAGAAACGAGATCCAATTCGGAAAGTCCCAAACTCTGAGATATCAGGCTGACTCTAGGGCTAATTGAAGTAAAAACATACTTAAAACCTCGTTGCAAGCACCGG